TACGAACCTATTTGGTATGGATGGTTAAATGGCGCACCAAGATTATGTCCATTAACAGATAGAAAACAGTCAGATGTTTGGGATGTGGATAGGCCAACAAAAAGCGAATTACACCCAACAACTAAACCTATAGAATTAATAAATATTGCCCTAAAGAATAGCTCAAAAAAGGGCGATTTGATTATGGAGTTATTTACCGGTAGCGGCTCAACAATGGTAGCAGCACACCAACTAAACCGCAAGTGCTACGGCATGGAGCTAGACCCAAAATACTGCCAAGTGATAGTAGACAGAATGATGAAGCTAGACGATAGTTTAGAAGTGAAAATAAATGGAAAAAAGTATGAACAGAACCGAACAACATAAAAAGGCAATGATTGAAGCCTTAGAAAAATCTCTTGGAGTTGTAACAACTGCTTGTAAAAATGTAGGAATCGGAAGAACTCAGTTTTATGCTTGGCTAAAGGAAGATACTGAGTTTGCTGAGAATGTTAAAAGCATTGAGGATATTGCTATCGATTTCGCTGAAAGTAAGCTACATAAACAAATCGAGAAAGGAGACACAACTGCGACTATCTTTTACCTAAAGACTAAAGGCAAGAACAGAGGGTATATTGAGCGTCAGGAAATTACTCACGATTTGCCAAATGCTAATATCAACATTGAAATAATAGGAGAAGATCCAGAAGTAAATGAATAATGATAGGTTTCAGAGTAGTAAACTTTTCAACACAAACTACAACTATCCAGAGGGTAAAGACCTGACGATTAATAGAGGCGGTAGTAGTTCCGGTAAGACCTATACCGTAATGACTGTAATATTAACCAAGTGCATAAAGGAGCCAGGAATAACGGTTACAGTAGTCGGACAAGATATACCAAATCTTAAAAAGGGAGCAATAAGGGATACAGAATTAATCCTAAACAACACGCCACAACTAAGGCAATGGATAAGAAGCTACAACTTATCAGATAGAATATACAAGTTCAAAAACGGATCAAAGATTGAGTTCACCAGCTACGATAATGAGCAAGACGCAAAGAATGGTAAAAGAGACTACTTGTTTTGCAATGAAGTAAACGGTATATCGGAGGGAATATTCGAGGCCCTTTACATTAGAACCAAGAAGCATACATGGGTTGACTTTAACCCTTCTGCTGAGTTCTGGTTAAGCCTAAAGAAGTATGAAGAAAGGCCGACAAGCCGAGTAATAATCAGTACATTCAAGAACAACCCTTTCCTGGACCTAACAGTAAGAAACAAAATACTAGCTTATGAACCGACAAAAGAAAACATAAACGCTGGAACCGCAGACACATATCGTTGGAAGGTTTACGGTTTGGGTCAATATGCAGCACTAGAAGGAGCAATCTATAAGAATTGGAGGTCTGGACAATGGCCCGAAGATAAAGAGTTGACTATCATTCATGGGTTGGATTGGGGATTTACAGACCCTTTTAGCTTAATCCAGGTTGGAATAGACGAACCGACAAAACAAATCTACGTCAGGCAGAAGGTATATCAAACCGAGTTAATCAAGTGGAGAAAAGCCGTAAGCGATAACGTCAGGGTTGGTCAGGTAATCGTTTGCGATAGTGCGGTCCCTGGAAACATTCACGAGCTGAGAATGGACAACCACGAAGCCTACGGAGCATGGAAGGGCAAAGGCTCAATACTCAAAGGGATAACATGGCTACAAGGTTACTCAATAGTGGTCTGTAACTCACCCGATATTGAACACGAGCTGAATAATTACGAGTGGGCGGTCAAGGAAAACACTCCGATAGACAAGTACAATCACGCTCTTGATTCCATACGGTATGCGGTTTCTTGGTATAAAATGAATATTGTTCGTGAATAAGCACACAAAAAGCTCAATTATTTTAGTCGGGCTTTCTTTTTTATTAAATGATTAATTTTGTTGCAAATGTATTAATATGAATTTCGGATCATGGTTCAAAGGGCTTCGAACTAATCTATCAAGAGTAGACTATTCTTTTTTCTACCAGCTAGGCGGTAAATTTAAGACCAACACGATAAGCGATTCGGAAGCAATCGAATACGGCTACTTGACCAACTCTGCTTGGTACTCGATAGCCTCAACAGTTACAGAAGGGGTTACTTCACTACCAATAAGATTAGGAGTAGTAAACTCACAAGGCGAAGTAGAACGAGTAACAGAAGGAGAAGTATATGATTGGTTTTTTCGTAACGGAAAAGAGCAAACATTAAGCGAACTATGGGAACTAAACTCGCTCTACTATTTATGCAATGGGGAGTTTTTCGAGTTGTTTGATAGGGAGTCAGTCGGATTTATGGACGGTAAAATGTACTCCTTACCGCCTCAATGTATTACAATTCTGACCGACAACGAAGAGTCGATAATCAGCAATGTAACTGGATACGAATTTCAAGACAACGCAAAGAATGTAGTTTACCTACCCGAAGAGATACTTCATTGCCGTATGCCTAACCCGTCGGTACTTGGAAGAAGAGAACACAACGGGCTGAGTCCATTACAAGCTGGACAAAACATATTGAACTCTTCCAATAATATCGAGACGGCCATATCCTGGTACTTCGAGAATAGAGGGGTATCGAATTTGATTAGTGGCGATGTTCGAGACGGTATGGCTTTGACTAAAGACGACAAGAGCATGATCGAAACTGCTTTAAACGGAAGGTTAGGAGGGGCTCACAAAATGAACAGAAATATAGTTACAAGCACTCCGATAAACAACGTGTATAATCTATCTGCAAGTAGTACCGATATGCAAATGATTGAGAATTATAATTTAGTTCTCCAGAGGCTTTGTGCATTGATTAAACTACCTTCGATTCTAGTAAACGACAATGAGCAATCGACTTACAATAACGTGGTCGAGGCTAAGAAACAAGCATACACGGAGGTCTATATTCCAATGGCTGAAAAGTTTATTCGAGCCTATGAGCGTAAGTGGTTGAAAATGTGGAACGAAAGAACGGGCCAAGAGTATGTACTCTACATAGCTGAGAGCGAAATAAAAGCATTGCAGAACACACCACTCGAAAGAAGGAAAGAAGCAAGAGAGGACGTAGCAAGGGGAATAATTACAAGAAACGAAGCAAGACAAGCGCAAGGACTGGATACTTTAGACATTCCAGAAATGGACATTCCGAGCGTACAAAGTGGAACAATACCAGTAGAAACGATAGACAATGGAAACATTTAATTTTATGGCAGAGGTTAGCAAGATAAACAAGGAATTGAAGGAGAGAATCGAAAAGGCAAAGGAAGCCAAGAAAAAGATCCTCGATAAAAATCAAATCGTAAGAAAATGAAACGAGAAGAGATAAAGCGACTAATCGCAAACAAGAACGAGTTAATCAGGCTTAAAAAAGCCGAGTTAAAAAAGGCTGATATAGTCGAGTGGTCTATTCCAGATTTCAAAACGGCTTTCAAATCCATTGGAGAAACTTTAAAACAAGACAATGACTCAGAGATATACAGAACAATCGTGGGCAATACCTACGGGTTTATGGACTCACACGACGACGTTCATATCAAGGGAATATTCACCAAGTCAATCAACGAGAACGGAGGCCGAGTGCTGCACCTACACGACCACGTTCACCAGTTGAGCGCAAAGGTCGGAACTCCTTTAAAAGTCTATGAGAAAGAATTAAACTGGTCCGACGTTGGATTAGATAAGTCAGGAATGACGACGGCCTTGTTAATGGATACTCGAATTGAAAAGGCTCGAAACGAAAACATATTTTTAGATTACAAGAATGGAGATATTAATCAACATTCGGTAGGTATGCAATACGTTAAGTTAGAGTTGGCCGTTAACGATCCAGAAGAAAAGGAAGAGTTTGCAGCATGGGAGAGATACAAAGGCGAGGTAATCAATATCGAGAAAGCCGAAGAACAAGGGTATTTCTGGGCCGTAACCGAAGCCAAGTTAATAGAGATTAGCTGCGTTATAAAAGGCTCGAATGAGTTAACTCCGACCCTCGACAATAAGAGTATTGAAACGGTTGCAAGTGAACTTAAAACGAAGTATTCGAAAAATGATATACTTTTGCTATCCAAAGCACTTGGAGAAGTTGAGCCGGATACACCACTCAAAGACGAAAAGCCGCACCAGAATAAATTAAGAGAATATTT